CTCATTCTCTAATTGCGAATGGTTCGAATCTAACTTGCTTCCTACGCATATTGCCGGGACAGAAGGGCAGGTCGGCTCTACATTAACAGTTGTTTCTACAACGCTTGATGCTAACGGCGCTGTTATTGCAATCACTTTCAGCGGTTGTAACGCGGCTAATGACGCATCGTCTGTTATGGTTAACGACTCTTTCCAGTTTAAAGATGGCGTGAGCGGATTCAGCAACATGCGTTTCTTGACTTTCATCGGTCACTTACCATGTAACAACCCTGTACAGTTCCGCGCAACAGCAACTGCTGCGTCCACTGGCGGTAGTCAGGTTACTGTTTCTATCTCCCCACCACTTCAAGTGGCTGCGGTTAATAACCAAAACATTAATCAGCCTATTCGTCCTGGAATGCAATGTACTGTATTGCCTTCACACAGAGCTGGCGTGATTTATGCTGGAGACCCATTGTTCCTTGCAATGCCTCAATTACCTGACCAATCACCTTACGTAACTGGTAACGCTGTAGATCCTGATTCAGGTGCAAGCTTTAGACATTACTACGGCACAGTTTTTGGGCAAAACAGCATGGGAACTATTAGGGATTGTATTTGGGGCAAGACACTTGTTCCTGACTACGCCATGAAGTTAGTTTTCACACTTTAGTCATAGGGTCGCGTCTCGGGATAAAGTCCGGGGCGCGTTCTTTTCGAATCATTTTAAGGGGAATTAATTATGGCACTTCAGCCTAATGCACCAATTTATACACCTTTTACAGCCTTCATTAACGGCTTAACAATGGCTTACACTTCTGCAACTTCTATTACGATTGCAGCTGGGAACGCTTCTGACTCTACTGTTACCAATAAAATCACCTTAGCCGCTGCTGCTGTTATCAACACAGCTGCTGACGGATTAAATGGGTTGGACACTGGCGCCATGGCCAACAACACTCATTATGCGGTTTATGTCGTTGCAGACTCTACTGAAAAATACCCAACGGGCGCTATGCTGTCTTTGGCTTCTAACGCTATCCCGTATTTGCCATTTGGTTATGACATGTTCCGCCGTATCGGGTATGTATTGACCAACGGTTCTGCTCAAATTCTTGAGTTCACACAACGCAAGAACGGCCTTAACCGTGACCTATGGTATGCCGATGCGATTGCAACGAACATCACAGCGGGCGCTTCTGCAACATTTGCGGCGGTTACTGCTTCTGCTTCTGTTCCAGCTGGTGCAAAAGAAGTGTTCATTAAAGCTGCCTTAACAGCAGACGCGGGCGCAACACGTACAGCAGCACTTAGAGATGGCGCATCTGCCTCAACTTTGGGCCAGGTATTCATGTCTTCTCCAGCAAGCACTGTGACAACAGCCTCTTTGGTTTGTCCTTGTGGCGTGTCTGGGGATATTGATTATTTAGTGTCTAACGCTGCCGCAGCGATCGCCTTGAGCGTGCTTGGGTATGTTGACGCGTTAATCTAAGGGGTAAATGATGGCCTATACAACCCAGGAACTCATCACTAAAGCTTTCTTCGTGGCGGGGATCGTTGGTCATGACTTCCAGGTTGTAACGGGCCCTCAACTTCAATACGGCCTCGGTGCGCTTAACGACATTATCAGTGATAAGCAAATCGAAACCGATATGATCCCATATACAACAACGTTGTATAACTTCAACTCTATTCCAGGCCAAGAGATGTACTTCATCCAAGGCTTGGTTCAGGTTGATACGCTTTGTTTCTTCATTGACGACGTCCGATACTCAATGAGCAATGTTTCGAGAGATGTGTATTTTGGATCTTCACGAGCCAATAACATCGACTCTCTGCCCGTAACGTTCCATGCAGAGAGGTGCCTTAATGGAACTAACATATTCTTGTATTTTTATCCTAATATTGCATACCCTATGCAGCTTTTGGGACTATTTAAACTAAATGAAGTAACCGCAAGTCAAGACTTGTCTCTAACCTATGAGCGGTTTTATCTCAACTACCTGGGGTATGCGCTGGCTAACCGTCTTTGTATAGAGTATGGCTATGCCATTCCCCAGGACGTTAAAACACAGCTACAGTGGTACCAGGCCAATATAAGCAAACGGTCCGCCCCCATGGATTTAAAAGCCAAAAACATTAACATGTTTGGGGTAAGTAACTCCGTTAATTACGCACAATGTAATCTTGGGGGTGGGTATTTAGCTACTGGGGCATTTGGATGAGACAAACCTCTAGCGCGGTTAGACAGCCGGTCAACATTGTTGGTTCGTCAACTTACGGAAGGTACCCTAAGGTGTCTTCTGAAGTCACGTACAATATGTATGAGTCGGATTCTTGGCTCTTATCTTTTAGCGGATATAAGCGTGTCCTACAGCTGCTGTCTAGCAACACGGGCCAGGGCAGGGGATTATTCCACTCGGTTCGAGCAAACTGCATTATTGCAGTCGTAAACTCTTCCGTCTTCAGGATAGATGCTGGCCTTATTGTCACACCACTGGGCAACCTAAACACCTCTTCTGGCGAGGTTTACATGGATGAAAACCTTGCCAACCAAATTTGTATCGTTGATGGGCTAAACGCCTACATCTATAACCACAGCGGAGCGCCTTTTCTGACGGTACAAACCCTAACGAGCGGGGCTATCAACCCAGGGTACGTTACCTACATTAACACCTATTTTGTGTTTGGGAATGCGGACGTATCCTCGGCGGGCTCACAGTGGAGCGTTTATCTGCCAGATGGTTCAGATCCGAATTTAATTACATTTCAGCAAACCCTGTCCCTTCAAACCAAGCCAGACTATGCAATTGCGGTAAAGCGCATTCCAGGGCAATCCTCTAACGTGCTCGTCTTCGGAACCTCGGTGTGCGAGATTTGGACTCAAACCGCTTCTGCGGGTCTTCGGTTATTCTCGAAGAACCAATCGGTCAATATTGACTATGGGTGCCTGAGCGTGGCTACTATTGCCTCTTGCGATCAATACATCGCTTGGCTGGGCATCAATGAATCCAATGCGCCGGTTATCACGGTGTTCTCGAACCAAGGCGCGTCGCAGATATCCACAGATGGGATCAACCATACACTCTCAAGCTTAAAGTATCCGGCCGAGTCAACGGCAACGTTCTATCGCAAAGACGGCCATTTATTTTACCAGCTGACGTTTTATAACCCAGCGGACAACATTACCTTTGTGTACGACTTTGAAACACAAAAGTTTTACAATTTAAGTGACGGACAACTAAACCACCACCCAGCAATAGACGTGGTATATTTCAATCAACAATCGTACTTTTTATCTCTAAACAATACGTCGTTGTATGCGCTGTCGACGGACTTTACAACGTTTGATGAAAATATTTCGGGCTCCAATCCTGACTTAATTGCTGAGATTCCTCGTATTAGAGTATGCGAACCCATTAGACATCCAGACGCCTCGCAGTTCAGGGCAAATGGTGTTTACATGATGATCGAGCAAGGGTACGATAGTCAGTATGTGGGGCTAAACCAGAACAGCGCGACCCTTAATTATGTCCCTAGAATAGATTTGGCCATCTCGGCCGACAGCGGGGTCACCTGGAGTAATTACGTCTCAAGAGACATGCAGCCAGAAGGATTCAGGCAGAACATGATGACATGGGAAAAGTTAGGCGCGTTCAATGATTTAACCCTGAAGTTTCGCTTTAATGGCTTAAGTCATTTTTGTGTCAATCAAGCGCACTGCGACATATTCTGATGGAAATCCCATCTTACCTTGTATACCAAGGACAGGAACAGTTTATAGAGTTACTAACTCAGACATTACAGGGCGGAGTAAGCGACAATGGATATGTCATACCAGCTCAAGAGTTCGCAACTATTGCGGCTCTGGCTAATATGTATCCTCCTATCGTCGTGCCTGGTACTCTCTGGTTTGATACCGATTCAATGAAGTTAGTCGTAATGACAACGGCGGCGGTTTTTAACCCCCCAAATCCAGTGCCGGTAATAAAGGCTGGATTAGAGACGGTTACCAGTGTGCCGATAGTATATTAAGGATGATATATGGGTTTTTTAAACAGCTTGATCAGCGCGCCAAATAAGTTTGCCAATAATGCCGTTTCGGGCATGTTTGGAGCGGGCACAAAAAACAATGCGGCAGACGCTGCCATGCCTTACTTGAATCAAGTGCCTGGTATTGGACAACAAAACTATGCCCCCTATAACCAACAAGGGTTGGGCGCATTTCAACAAGCGGGCGGCATATACGGACAACAAGCCCAAGACCCTTCCGCATTTTTAAATGATTTATACAGCAAATACAGCATGAGCGGCGGCTACCAGATGAAGATGCAAGACGCCTTAAAGGCTGCGCAAGGAGCGTCAGCCGCTGGCGGCTATGCAGGCACCCCGGAAGACATTAAAGACCAAATGCGGATGGCTCAGAATATTGGCGATGAAGGCTTCCAGCAATATTACAACAACGCTATGGGCATTCAGAATACTGGGTTGCAAGGTTTGTCGCATCAAGGGGATGTTGGATTTAATGGCGCCGGGCAGTTATCCGATTATTTGGCTAATGCTTATGGAAACCAAGCCAGTGCGGCGTATGCTGGCCAAGCGCAACAAAACCAAAATAAATCTAACTTTATGAATCAAATTATGCAGCTAGGTGGAACGTTGGGCGGCGCTTATTTGGGCGGCCCCGCTGGCGCTGCTATTGGAGGAAGCTTAATGGGGGGTGGACAACAAAACAACCCAAGCCAATCTTTTATGTCTACTGCTTTTGGTCGGAGATAAAAAAATGGGCATTAATCCTATAAGCTTTAATTTCCAGCCCCTAGATTTGGGCCCTAAGTTTGGCGACATCGCAAAGGGTGCCGTTGGCGCCTTTAATGCGCAACAGCAAAGAGGCGAAGAGCGCGAGAGAGCTTTGGCGGATAATGCAATGGCTAGGTTGAAGCTTGAGCGTGCGCCCGAGCAAATGGATGCAGACTTACTGTACTCCAAGAATCAAGCAGCCTTAGCGGGCGCTAATTTTGAAGGAAAGAACCTAGAGAACAATGTTTTCTCTAAAACAGGAATGGAGCAAGCATTAGCAGATATAGCGCAAAAAAAAGCGATTGCAAACAAAACAGGCCAGGACGCCAGAAGCCTAGAATATACAAACAATATTCTTCAAAAAAGACTTGAGCAAAGACAAGATTTAAATCTTCCAGATAACGCAGTTGATTTAACCATTATGGCGGCTGGACCAGAGGGAAGAGATGCCGCAAATATTTATCGTAGACAACAAAAAGATGATCTTACAAGAGCAAAAGCTGGAAAAGAGGCTTTGCAAATAACGGCGGACATGGAAAAAATAGTTGATAGAAACCCAAACCTTTGGAAAGCTGGCGAATATATACTGGAAAATGCAGATCCATCTGGAAGCAATAGCGATCAGATATTAAGTTATATTAAAAGAAACTTCGGATACAACGAAAAAGACCTAAGCGATGTTCAAACTTTTTTAAAGCTTTCTAATACATTGGCGTTAAAGTTGTCGGCTGGGCAGCCGGGTAAACCAACAGATGCGCTTAGGCAAATGGTTGTAAATGCCAAAGCTAACCCAGGTTATACGCCAGCGACCAATAAAGCTATCTTTGAACAGACTCGTCGCGAGTTTGCGGGTTACCCGGAACTATACAACGAAGTTAGCAAGGGTATTTCTCATGGTTATTATATTCCCTTCGTTCCAGAGCAATATGCCGGGCAACAATCTGCGCAACAAATGCCGTCCCAAGAAATGGTGACCATTCGAAACCCAAAGACTGGAGAGACAAAAAAAATATCCAGAGAAGAGGCTCAAAAAATGGGCGTAAGGGGTTTATAAAATGAGCGATTGGGAGTTGGTTCCAGAACAGTCTCAAGATGAATGGGTTCTGCATGAGCCCGAACAGTCCAGCACAAGACTGACCGAAGCCTATTCTGCTAAAGACGAGGGGGCGGGGAATGCTTTTTTATCTGCCTTTAATAGGCCCTTTGAACGTTTAACTTACGGGGCGCTTTCTTATTTGCCGGGAAAAGTAGGGCAGGCCGCTGGCGATCATAACCAATACGGAAAATCCGAAGAAGAATATGCCCACCAAACACATCCTTGGGCAGCTGGAGCTGGCGAAATTCTAGGGTCTACAATCAGAGATTTGCCGGCATTTTCTCTTGGGGCCGGCGCTGCAAGCAAAGCATTTGAGGCTATCCCCGCTTTAAAGCGTGCTGGCCAGGTGTATGAGTCAGCAAAATTAGCAGGCGAAACCGCCCCCATGGGCGCCAGGGTTGCCAATTATGGAAAAAGTATTACAGAAATGGCCGGGGGCGGCGCCACTACAGCGCTCCAAGATGCGTTCATTAACGGAAAGTCGGCGGCAGACGAGGTCGCTCACGGGGCTAAAGTGGGCGGAGCTGTCGGTGCCATATTTCCGGCCATAGGGGCAACCCTAGGATTGTTCGGAAAAATGGCTTCTATACCGCTTAAGGCTGCGGGAAGAAAAATTAACGAAGCGTTCCTAAACCCCGAACAGGCAAAGAAAGTGTTATCTGAGGAGTTGCTTCAAGGGCTTAACCCCGCAGAAAGGGCTAAAGCATTGGCAAACAAGGAGGCGGGCGCAGAGGCTGGCATCAATCTGTCTCCAGCCGAAGCATCAGGAAATCCGTTGCTTGCCAAGACAGAGGCTAAATTGCCCGCTAATACAGAACAAGAAATGCAAGTTCATAGACACAAAGAGGCTCAAAAGGTTGCACAAAAGGCTGCGGTTGATGAATTCTTAGATGGTATTAGCGAATCATCGTCCAATGCACCAGAAGAACTTAGAAAAGCAATTGATGCCATGATCAAAGGCAAAAAGGAAACACGGGGCAAAGAAGCAGGGCCTTTATATGCTGAGTCCAGAAAAAACGAGGTGCCTTTTGAGCAAATGAAATCCTTACTTGAGAATGATGTTGTTCGAGAAGCTTTTAAGGATGTCACTGCAAAATCAACGTTCCGAGAAGAGCTCAAAGGCAAACCCGTTAACTCTATCGAATATGTGGATATGGTTAAGAAGCGTCTTGATGATAAGATTGATACGGCTATGCGAACGGGCGAAACATATGAAGCGGGATTGCTTCAGAAGGCTCAAAAAGCTCTTCTTGATGCGGCCGATCAAGCATCTCCTAAATATAAAGAAGCCAGGGATGCTTTTAAGGGCCTTTCTCCTGAGATCAACAAACTTGAGAAAGGTCTGGCAGGAAAGATTGCAAAATTACCCGAAGATCAATATGAAAAAGTTACCGGCATGTTGTTTGGTCGCCATGTGCCAGCAAAAGAAATTAAAGCGCTTAGAGAGAAGCTCGTAGAGCATGATTCAGAAAATGCTGAAAAGTGGGATTCTTTGGTTAGATATTACCTTGAAGGAAAAATTGATACGGCTCGGGCGGCAAAGAGCGGTGCCCACGGATCTACATTCTTTGATAACGTGGCTAACACGGAGAAAGAAATGAATCGCTTGCAGGCTTCTTTATCTGGGAAGCCAGAGGCTCAGAAGAAATTGACAGCGCTCAAGACTGTATTTAAGGACTTGGTTAATTCAAGGACCGTTAAGGGTTCTGCCGGAAAGTCTGACACCAATATGTTTGACAAAAGAAACGCCCTTGACTCTGCTCTGGCTTACATGGACAACATGATTAATGCAAAACACAGGCAAAAACTTTTAAACCTAATCGAGACGGGCGAGTGGGACTCTGCTTTTAGCAATATAAGTCTAAAGGGAACTCCCGAGGAGCAATTAAAAAGCTTTAATAATTTTTTGGATTCCATCAGTAAAAAGTTAGATGAAAAGCTGCCTGAACAGGTTGGAAAAAGAAAGGCCCAATATGCTTTTGAGTCTGTGAAAAATGAGCGTGAAAAGAAAAAAGAACCTATAACCCTCGTGGTGCCATATACAGAACAGGGGAAAACTAAATGAGCTTGAACAGTCAATATATAACGGCCCTGGACCTCAACCAGTACTTCGTGAAAAAAACCACTGGCCAGCCCCTTGCGGGCGGCATCATATCGTTCTACGAAGACTCTAGCCGAACCACCCCCAAGGCTGTTTATGAGCTCACAGGCTCTCCGCCTAATTATACCTACACGGCACTCCCTAACAGCCTCACCTTGAGCGCCGCAGGGACCATAGTGGACTCTACCGGTAACCAGGTAGCCCTTTACTACTACCCTTATGATGAAAACGGGGATGTGCAGCTTTATTACATCGTCGTAACCGATGCAAGCGGGGCTCCTCAGTTTACCCGGGAAGCGTGGCCTAATATTACTGACGAAAACAGCCCGTCTTCTGAAATTAACAACGTGGTGGTTAATCAATTGAGCAATCCTCAGTTTGTTGATGTTCTATTTGATGCTTCGGAGACCTGGACTATTAGCTTTTCGGCGTCGACAACTTACACGATTGCGCCAGACTGGTTCTTGGATATCGGAGCAAACGGGGCGGGAGCCGTGCAAGTCACAAGAACGGCCATTGCGGGCATCTCTCAGTACCCCGCTAACGCGCCTTACAAAATGACTTTTACGCCCGGCGGTAACATTAACGGGCTCACGTTAAGACAACGATTGTACAATAACCCCAATATTTGGGCGCCGGCAACAGGTGGGGACGGCGGGTGCGTAGCGTTTAACGTCACCCTGGATAATGGAAGCGGTTTATCTGCCACATATCAGCCGTCGAATGGAACCAGCACCACTTTGTTTAACGAAACAAATACCACGGGCGTCCCTTTTGAGTTTTCAACAGTGACCCAGTTGCCGCCAGCTGACAGCCTTAATACGGCCAATACTGGATATGTCGATATAAAGCTAAACTTAAACACAAGCACCCCCACAACGTTGACCAATGTACAAATCGTGGGCGTAGATAGTCCGCAAGTAACCGGCGTTAAATTTAACCAAGCGCCTGTTAACAGACAAGTTGACCAACTATTTAACTATTATAAAGCGCCTTTAGAGCAAAAGCCGTTAAAAAGCTACTTGGTTGGATGGGATTTCCCTTTAAACCCTGCGCAACCCTTGGGGCCTACCGTATCTGCGTTTGCAACAGGGGCGAATACATCTAATTACGTTTGGGATCAAACCATTTGCTTCCAGTCTGCCAACAGCGGGGTGAGTTTTTCTCGCAACGCAGACAGCGGAGCGTTGGTAGTTACGGGGGCGGCAACGGGTCAGTTTGCTTTAATTCAGTATATTGATATGCCAACGGCCTACCAAGTCCTGAACCAAGAGGTGAGCGTGAACATTTCAGCGGCCACAAACGTGGTGGATGGGGTCCAAGGCACGGTTCAGCTGTATTACTGCACGGATGCGTCGTTGCCGGACATTACGGCAAACAGATCTATAGTGGCCACCCTAAGCGCCGAGGGCGCCGTGGCTACGGACAACGGAACCTGGTTGCCGGTTACTCGAAAGTTGCCAAGCGCCAAGTTTACGATTGGAACGAGCGCCACCACCGAGTTTAACGATTATGCGTTTAGCGGGTGGGATATGGCGGGGGCCTCTGCGATTAACTCCGCAACCTATGTGGCTCTTGTTGTAGGATTTGAGCCGATTGCCAACGCGAACACCCTAACTTTTAACTCAATCTCGTTAGTTCCCGGCAGTATTGCGACCCGGCCAGCGCCCCAGTCTTTGGATGAGGTGTTGTTTGAGTGTCAGCGCTACTACGAGAGCAGCTATCCTGAAAACAGCTTGCCGGGCGCCTCGACAAACGACGGATGCCTGATAGCGCCTCAAAGTTACTCTAAAAACGGTACAACCTGGAGCGGGTGCGCGACCTCGTTTGGGATTAGCTACAAGGCGCCTAAGCGGGCTTCCACCCCCGTGGTGACCTTGTATGCTGGTATCAATGGCGGAGCAGGAAATGTGTTAGGGTTTATCAACAAGCCCAGCACTAACTCAATAACGGGCCCCGTGAATGTGAGCGTGTCAACGTATTGGTCAGCTTACTCTCAAGGAAGCAAAGGCATACTTTATCAACCTATCACGAACCAAAATATGGGATTGTCTTATAGCGACTCGACCACCGAATTTATCGCCAGCAGCTGGATTGTTTTCCAATACGTCAGCGATTGCAGGCTAGGGGTTGTTTAATAAGTTGGTTTATTGATCTGCGGGATAGTATAGTATTGTTATATTAAGTCGCTACGGATAGCGCATTTTAAAAAGGGAGTTTTTAATGACCACTCAGTACAATCCAAATAAATCCATCCAAGGCATCAATGGCTTTGGGTTGCCCTTTTGCGATGCTATCTATAGCGCTACGCTGGCGGCCAACACAGACACCAGCGTGACGGTTCCCAGCGAATCCCCTATGGGCGCTATTGCGGCGAACGTCAAGAATAAATATGTTGCCGTTATAACTTCTGCTGCTGCGGCAACTTATATGGCAGTTAACGCAACTGCTGCAAAGCCTGCTGGCTCAACTTTTGCTTCTGTTAGCTCTGGGATGCTTCCAACAGGCCAACCTTATGCGCGTTACGTAAATGCCGGCGACGTTCTTCATTTTATAAGCGATGCTGGATCTGACGTAACGGTAGAGTTTTACGCAGCAGCATTTTAATAGGCCCCCTAAATAACCAAAAAGGATTTTGATTATGCCAATTACCAGTATTGCAACAAACACCATCGGAACCTCCGGGCAATCTCCCGCGTGGATTTATATTTCTTGTACAGATGATGTCGGGGTTATTACGACCGCCGGGTATTTAAACAAAGCAGCGGCCCAAGGAAATGTATTTTTTAATGGGCAAGCCGCGCTTGTTCAATACGCTGCAAACGAAATGGGGACTTTTCGGGTTGTTGTAAGCCCCTCAGCCGCAGGAACCATTTATAGCTTATTGGCGTTCTAAAGAATGGGCATTACATACGTCAATACAAATACGATCGGAACCGGCGGACAGGTTCCGGTAATTATTTATATTAATACGACGGACAGTAATGCCGAAATCGCTGTTCCCGGGTATTTAAACCAATTAAGGGTGCAGGGGTACAACTTCTTTAACGGCCAGATGGCGCTGGTTAACAGCTCCGAAGGCCCATCCTTTTGGGATGTGTCTGTCACCAGGACGGGCGCCAACTTTACGTACAGCCTGATCTTTAATACCGACGGGTGCGTGACAGACGTGACCGCGACGTTGCCGGTTGTTTCGAGCGGGGGGTTCACGCCTAATATATCCCTTGAAGATCAGGGTATCGGCTCTGGCACCGCGACAAATGCAAACGTCACGTATAACGAGTTTGGGATAATCACGGCCATTAGCAGTGGGTCCTCAACCAACACGCCTTTCTCGGTTATAACCACCAGCCAGACGCTTCAAGCAAATCATGGGTACTTTATTAATAGTGTTGCTCGACTAAATTTGTTGTTGCCTGTCAGTTTCGGGGTAGGTGATGAGATTTGGATTGTGTCTAGAAATAACAGTCCGTGGCGTTTTACTCAAAATGCGGGACAAAATATAACATATGGCGCTTATGCCAGCACGGTAGGCGTAGCCGGGTATGTCGATTCGCTCGGACCAGATGGCGTGACGAATTGTAGATCTGTAACGTTGTTTGGCTCCGCGGCAAATACGGTCTTTACCGTAGGTGTTGCGCCATCCGACACACTCAATTTTCAATAAAAAGGAATTTTAAAAATGGCGGTAGGATTCGTAAATAGCTTAGGGCTAAATTTTCCATTAACAGTCCCTTACGGCGGAACAGGACTTGCAACCAGCGTTAACCCTTATGGGATCGTATGCGCAGGAACAACCTCCACAGGCGCTTACCAACAATTAACCTTGGGAACAGGCGGTCAGATTTTAAGATCTAACGGCGCGGGCGCGTTACCATCTTGGGAAGACAACAACTCCATAACAACTTGGAAGAGCGCTGTCATAGCGGCTTCTACCGTTGCTTACACTGTTACCTATAACAACGGTACAGATGGCGTTGGCGCAACTCTAACAAACGCTGGCACGCAAGCAGTTTTCTCTATTGACGGCGTAACACCTGCTGTTACAGATCGCGTTTTGATCAAAGACCAAGCCGCAGACCTCCAAAACGGTATCTACGTTGTCACCAACGCTGGTTCTGGCGCTACTAACTGGGTTCTAACGCGTTCTTCTGACTACGATGAAGTTGGCGACATTTTACCTGGTGACGTTGTGTTTGTAACAGAAGGAACCGTTAACGCAGGTCAACAATACTGGCAAACCGAAACAGTTGTAGACGTTGGAACCGACGCCATCCTGTTTATAGAATTTGCGGGCACAGGCGTTTTATCTGTTGCTGGAACAGCAAACCGTATCGTAAACTCAGGAACAGCTACAAACGTTGTTATTGATATTGCGGCAACGTATGTTGGTCAAACCAGCATCACAACGCTTGGCACAATCGCAACAGGCGTGTGGAATGGTACAGCCGTCGACGTTGCACACGGTGGTACAGGCAACACGACCTTCACTGCGTACAGTCCTATTTTTGCTGGAACCACTGCAACCGGCGTTATGCAATCCATTTCAATTGGTTCTGCCGGTGACGTATTAACCAGCAATGGTGCGGGTGCTTTAGCGAGCTTTCAAACCCCTACTGGCTCATTGGTATATGTTTCTGTTGCTGGAACTTCTCAGACGGCAGCTAAGAACCGTGCCTATGGACTTTTAAATGCTGCTCAGGTTACTTTAACGCTACCTGCTTCTGCTGGTTTAGCGGTTGGGGACCTTATTGAAGTAGAAGGGTTTGGCGCTGCTGGGTTTATTATCCAAGCGGTTGGCTCTCAAGTTATTAATGCGTACGGCGGTAGAAATACAACTGCTGCAGGGACGGTTACTACTAGCGATCCATTAAATACTACGAGCTCGGCTCCTGGGTGTTCTATGATGTTGCGTTATGTTGCAACAGATACATTCTGGATGATTGAAAACGTTGGTAATTTTGTATTTGCTTAATGTTAAACGAAAGGGGGTGGACAAAACGTCCTCTCCCTTATCCTTTAGGGAAGAATTATGGCGGTAGGATTTGTAAATAACCTGGGAAAGCCAGCGGTAACGTCGGTGTCTGCTGGTGGCACGGGCCTTTCTACGGCCACAACTGCCTATGCTCCTGTGTGCGCCGGAACCACCGCTACCGGTAATTTCCAAGTTGCGAGTACGGGCCTTTCTACAGCGGGCTGGGTTTTAACCAGCAACGGATCTTCGGCGTTGCCGAGCTTCCAATCACCCGGCGGCGGCGGAACTGGTGCGGTTGCGTGGGTTAATTTTAACGCCAACCCAACCGTTGCCATTCGAGGCAGCTTCGGCGTAACCAGCTTAACCGACCACGGAACCGGGGAGTACAGCGTTAACTTTAGTAGCACTTTAGCTAACTCGGATTATGCGACTGTCACTTCTGGCTGTAACTTAGCAGGGAACAACCCATGCCCAATAGGGGTCGCAACACGATCTACCACGGCGGTAAGGCTTATCCAGTGGTACATGACGGCAACCGATGGCCAGGGTCCGGTAGATGGCGGCGAAAACAACGTTGCTGTTTTTATTTAAGGAGTGGCGCGTGAGGATTATTTATACAGATTTAGATGGCGGCTTGAGCGTAGTCATGCCTTCCCCCGAATGGACTGGCTCGATGGATGAGCTGGCTTTAAAAGTCGTGCCAGCAGGCCTCGACTACCGCATTGTGGATGAAAGCCTATTGCCGGGCAACAGAGAGTTTAGGAACGCGTGGACCGACGAATACCCCGGATCACAAGTAGATATTGACGCAATTAAAGCAAAAAACTTACAACTCTCAAGGTTGAGGCAAGAAAGAAATGCCAAGCTGTCCGCTTTGGATATTGAAGTTATGCGAGCACAAGACAAAGATGATCAAGAAAGTCTTGCTCGTATTCGTGGGGAAAAAGAAGTTTTGAGAGATGCAACAGAGCCGCTCAAGAACTTAGCGGTGTCTGGTCCCGCAACAGACAATATTCTAGATCAGATTCGAGCTTTAGGAACGCTAAGCTCGGATTAACACAGTAGCGCAGTAAAAAAGGAAGTTATGATGTCAAAGAAAAAAAAGCTATTTACGAAAAACAAGTTAATTCGGTACCTAGATGGCGAGTATTTGATCTACAAAAACAAAACAACGTACGACGCGCGCATTTATAACGTTCACACAGAAGATGGCAGGCACATCGTGTCTCAGTTGGTTGACAAGATCGATAAAGATGCTGCAAAAGAATACTTTGCAGAGATGAAGGAAAATATTGAGAAAGCCGTTGGGGCGGAAGAGGCTGAAAAAGCTTATAATTATTATATGAAAGAGTTCGATTTGGTAGAAAAAGTTGAAAGCGAATCCGAGCCGGTCGAGAAAGAAGTAGAGTTAGACAAAGAAATACTGGAAGAGAAAAACTAAACAAGGAGGCCAAGGATGGCTATTTTAAAGATTACCCAGGACATCACTGGGCAAGTAGGCGTTGTTCCGCAAGAAATTTACATTGAGACCAATGACACGCTTGCAGAGGTGACGACTGCGGGTTATTTAAATCAGGCCAGATCTCAAGGCTATAATTTCTCTAACAGACAAATTGCGCACGTCTACGGGATTGATTTTAACAATGGCACTCCAGGCTGCTTAGACTTTCAGGTGCAAACGCCCGCAAACCCTGCGACAGGAAGTTACACGTTGGTGAACATGTCTTCTGGCGGGGGCAACGTTGATTTGCCGGTTATTGCGAACCATATCGCCACTTATGTTGGAACAGACGGCACTATCGGAGACGATGCGGCAACTGCTATCAACGGGGGCAACATTCAAGCAGGCCTAAGCGGAACCGCTGGGTATTTAGCTTCTTTCCCAGCTACAGCAAGCAAGGGTAGCCTGAGAATTGCGGGCGTTGCAAACACCGGAAACACGGTAACAACCATTTCTAATGCCGCAATGGGACAGGCCAGCACCATTTCAATTCCAGATCCAGGCACAGCCTCAGCCGCTTTCATTTTATCCGAAGGCGCTAATCAAACAATTGCTGGCTCCTTAACGGTCAATGGAACCAATCTTTCCGTTGGGAGCTCTGGGGACACATGTACGCTCAGGCTTTTCCCCGCGGTGGCAAGCAAGGGAAGCATTCAAATTTATGCGACCGAGAACACAGGGAACACCAGCGTTAGTATTACCAATGCGCCCATGGGGCAAGCAAGCGTTTTAGGGATCCCAGACCCCGGGACTACTTTTGCTAACTTCTTATTAGATACAGGGTCTGCCAATATTCGCAGCATGCAGCAATGGTTAGGCTTGGACAGCATATTGTTGGCTCAAGGCGGCACTTGGACGATGACACGACTTGCGCAAGGCAATTATGCGTTGGTTCATACGGTCGCTGATGATGCGGGTCTAATTGCTTTTGACATCACCCCTCTAATGCGATCCACCTCCTCAAAAGGCTTTAGGCTGAACAGCATTAACGCGGTGTACTCGATTGCGGTTGGTGCCCTTGACAGTCAGGCGATAACTTTAGACAGAATTACGTATGTAAACAACTCTCCTGTTTCTGTCACAAGCGTTCCGTTAACGGGATCTTTAGAGACAAACCCACAGGCAAACCCGTACAGCACCCCAATAACAGTTACAACACCGGCGTTTTTGAACACGTCCAACTCCAAGTATGTTCTTGAGTTAACGGTCAACAACTCGTCGTCAAGCCAGTACTCGCTGTATGGTTTTAACCTCTTGTTCAGCCAAACGATTGCTTAAGGAATAAAAAATGTCTATTCAAAATATTGTATCTAACCTAGAGCTTGGCGACGGAGTTGCTTTGTACGGCACCCAATTAGCGGTTCAAGAAAACTATTTACGGTTTGCATCTGGGGTTATTTCAGCAGCTGAATTTAAAAACATGAGCGTAAGCCGCCCGATTTTAATTCCATCCCCATCGCCAAACCAGGTGATATTGATAGATAAAATGTTTTTGATGGTTCAGTACAACACAACCGCTTATACAGCCGGATCTGACGTGGTTGTGGTTTACAACGACAGCCAGATACCAGCTTCAACAACGATTGCCTCTACTGTGTTTACAGAACCTTTACCGTCTTATGCGTATTGCGTTCAAGGGGACGCTCAACCAAGCTCTTCGGGCGACATTGTTGGGTTTGGGTTGGACTTATCTTTAGCAGCCGGGACAGATTTTGCCACAGGGGACAGCCCAATATCTTGGAGCCTTTGGTACAAAATCATTACAATCGCGTAGGGTTTTCTTGGGGGAATCCATGGGGATCAGTGTCTCGGATTTAAGGCAGCACATTATCAAGCCTTGCTTAATAGAAGCAGGGCTCTGGTCTCTTGCTGCCGAAAATCTGATTGTTGGTATTGGTCTTGTTGAAAGCAACTTTAGCTACGTTAAACAAATAGGTGGTATCGCGAATGGGGGTCTAGGGGTTTTTCAGATGGAAAAACTCACTCACGACGACCTGGTGAAGTACGTCTCCAGCAGGCCCATCACGGAAAAAGCGATTTTAGCGGCTAGCAACACCAAAGAGTTTGACTCAAACTCCCTGGTATATAACCTCCGGTATGCTACGCTTATGACAAGGTTGTTCTTTTTGAGAGATCCAAACCCGCTTCCAGATGCAAAAAATTATGGCGCCATGACCGAGCTGCACAAGCGGCGGTATAACACAGTCCTCGGAGATACGGACACCTTTAAGTCGGTTTTATTGTTTAAGAAGGCATGCGAATGAAGACGGAGGATTTGATGATTTTAGGGATTGTTGTTATCGCTATCGTGGTCGGCGTGTGTTCTGCGCAATATCTTGGGCCAGATAACGTCGTCGAAGAGGTGGCCGAAGAAGTTATCTTAGAAAAGACGGGACAATCGATAGACTTAAGCCCTGGAACCCCAGAGCGCTAAGGCTGCTTTAGCTCGGGGCCTCTTTCGTCAGAAAAAAAGCACCCATCGGAAATTTGCTCATAATTGGCAAAAAAGTCTTGGTAAAGACACAAAACAAACCTAATAGACAGGCAGACGCTAATAACAACGACGCAGGTCAACAAGACAGCTAAAGCGCCGTCGTAAAACTTTTCTTGACGTTTGGCCATATTCAACTCCTTTTTCTAGGCCGGGCACAGCGCATTCTACTCTGAATGACTGGCTGTATCATGGTTTTTACGCTCTATGTACCTAGCTGCGCCGCTTGTTTTATCTCTAGATCTCTCCAAATAACTCGCAAGCTGCGCATAATGGTTTTCAAGCTCGTCATCTTCTGTGATTTCTTGGCGTCTATTTTCTTTTTTTAAACAGGAAAGGCACTCTATGGCGCTGGTTAGCAGTTGCTTAATCTTGTCCGTAAGAAGTGGGGGGGCGGTCATTCCTTTGTTTTCCTTAACTCTATAGACAGCTCATTAACAATTTCACCTAATCTCTCACTTAACCCCGAGGCCAACCTCTGCTTTAATTGAGAAACATCGTCATCAGCCGCCTGGCTGGCGTCAAGCAAGAACGCCTCAATAGTTTTTGACTCCAAAATCAATTCTTTGGCTCTAGGGGATATAGTGCACATCAAATCCTCGGTTAATTCCATTTTTTACTCCTTCTTAATGCACGAGTGTTCGTGCCAATTGATCACTAGTGCCGATTTTTAACCATTCTAACGCAAGTAACCACCGCAAAGCAGACGCAGAGCAGGGACACGGTCAGAGCAACGACAAAAATCCAACCCATATTGTGGTCCTTATTAGCTAGTTAAATTCCTGAGTATACCCATACTCAAGATTCGTTTTCTACTAAAAACACTTTCGTAATTCTTGCGTTTTTACCATCCGCACATCCATCTACCGTATGAATCTCTATATGGCCAAAAGCAAATATAGCCAGCATCACTAAAACTGCATAAAAGTTCATTTGGGGGCTCCTATATAGTTTTAGTTTGTCGCTTTGCGAACCATTTCATCAAATAAAGCTGTTTTTTCAAATGCTCCAATCTCGTCTTCCTTGAAGCACAAATCGTCCATCGTAAGCTTATGAATTGTTCCGTTGGGGTGTTTCATAAAACAGTAGCCGTCTCTCATTAGGTCTTGTATTTTATCTTGAGACAGTTTGATTAGGCCGTCGTTGTCAACTTTGCTCATTGGTGGCCCTTCTTTTTATAGGTTATCTTTCTTAACGAACCGAGACTCGTCAACAGCCCAGCTCTTTCGCCAGAACTTATATTGATCTAAAAATAAATCTTTTTTCTCAGCGCCGCTTTGCAGTATTATCTTTAGCTCTATCAATTTATTCAATATATATTCTTGCGTCCATGATGAGTTATTGGGTATTGGTTTGAAGTTGTTGTACTTTTTTAAATAATAGTCATACTGCCAATCTGCTTTTTTGTTTTTCGAAACCCAACCCCTGTACTCATGATATGTAAGTATTTTCCCGTTTCTCTGTATATAAAGGCCCCTTTCTTCAAGAAATTGGTTAAACACATTCCTAAGAGTTCCGGCAGCAAACTTAAGATCTTTAAATGGCGCGCCCTTGTATGACTCCATGTACGCTTTCCATTCGTCAGAACTGAATGGTCCAGCCTGGCACATTAATACTTTTTCAACCATGTGATTCCTTTCTATAAAATGGAGCTGGAGACAGGAATCGAACCTGCGACCCGCTGATTACAAATCAGCCGCTCTGGCCAACTGAGCTACTCCAGCTTTGATGTTGGCTGTCCAGGTAAGATTCGAACTTACGACTTCGGAGTTAACAGCTCCGCACTTCTACCGCTGAGTTACTGGACAATATTTTTTTTAAAGCATAGTGATGTGTTGTAGCGTGGGATCGGCAACAATAAAATCTTTCCTGGCCTTTGCTCCTTGGATGGTTGAAGTTCCTTGGTTCTTTTAAAAAAGATATCCCGCAGTACGCGCATAAAAGAGGGATCTTCTTGTTCTTAAACAAATGGATTCTATTGTGACTTTTTCTGCTTATAAGCTCCAAGTTTTCAAAAGAATTATCATGTTTATCATCATTTATATGATGAACAATATACCCTTCCGGTACAAGAACCCCTGTTTTGCTCCACCAAACAAATTGATGCTCATAAACATATCGTCCTCGATATTTTTTACCAGGATAATTCTCTGGGGCAATAATAAGTATGTAATCTCCGTTTCTCATAACAAACAGATTAACACGGCTTTTTCTTGATGTAAAGAAACTTGCTCTACCGGCTGAGCTATCGGGGAATTCTTTACTTAATATCCTTCTTTATAGGCACAATCTGCCCCAAATTAAGCCTCTTCTCTAACCTATAAAGCCTTTGTTCCGTATCAGACATCATTTGCAGGGCGTCTATAAGTCTTTTTGTTTGCATGTCTGTAATTTGGCGAATGCTTCTCGTGTGCAAATGGTTCATTAGCGCCCCGAGCAATCCTTGGCCTATTGCAACGCAAAGCGCTGGAATGAATAAGTCCATGATCATTTGCCCTCCAACATTACAAGCCGAGCCCCATTAATGACCATGGATATCCCGCAAATGGACATTATATCCAAGTCTACGCCACACCATCTTTAGGATAAGCTCTAAAAATAACGACCTATTCATTTTTCACCCCACGCCTTCTTCATCTTTTTGTCCGCGATAATCATCGACCCCTCCAGAAATGTCTTTAGCCTATCCATTGTAACGGCTTTTTTGTCTTCTGCTGACCCTTCGATAGCTTGAACCATGTCAATCATCATGCCAACAACAACATCGGTGATGACGTTCAGCCATAAATCTAAAAACACATACGGCTTGACCCCGGACTCTTGCGCCAAAACAACACTCTCATCAAGATGCGAGGCCAAAAGTTCCTGCATTTTGTGCAAAATGACCTGCTCGGCCTCCGTTGGCTTCCTTGTCTTTGTTGTGCTGTTCATTTAAGCCGCCCCCTATTCTCCCACAAATACTGTACCGCTTCTTTCATGGCTTCTATCTCCATCTTGGAGCGCCTGTTATCTTCATGAAGCCTCGTGTTGCGAGCTAACAGCCAAAGAATGGCCATACCAAACGCGGCGATTGCAAAAGCAACAGCGTAACAGAACCAGATGATGGGCATTATTTACTCTCCGGTATCATCAAGATATTTCCTATCAAAAAAGTTTAAATATAAATACCTGGCTAAGAATATAACAAGCCCAACAAGAAGAGCGATCCAAGCTATCGCACCTATGAGCACAACAGCAAGGACCATGAGGACTAACAGAACAAACATCTCAACGTATCGAACAATCATTTAAAATCCATTTTAAGCAAGACAGTGTTTTATGTAGCTTCCCAGGAATCGTAAAACAAGATTAAGCGCTATGGAGCCGAGCAACAAATACATACAAACTTTGAAACTAATTTTTGAGGTCTCATACGGCCTATCTTTGCCGACAATGTTATGGCTCATCTTCTATTTCCAAAAGCATCGTAGTTTTCGACGCGATAACTATCTCTATCGTCAACTGCCATCTCATATATAAAATCGGTGCTATTATTAACGGTCCATGCGGCAAGGCCCATCGCAGCGCCAGCTGGACCACCAACAAACCACCCAATCGTTCCAAATGCCAAAGCAGATCCGGTGCCCTTTAAAAACGAAAACGCCCCAGCCCCACCAACTTGCGCGCACTCTGCTTCTGTCAGCGTCTTCATTTAACAAATTCCTTAATAATAATAATTTGTAAAATTATTCCAAGCATTCACAGTAATATAAACAGCCCCACCCCCAAACGCACCCTCTAAGGCTCCAACAGGGCCGCCCACGTAAAGGCCAAATAGCGCACCCTGCCCAACTGCCGAGGAAAAGTCTGAAAAGTTTGGTGGGTTTGGCATCGCGCCATATCCGTTATCAGTCCCGCCGCTAACAATATTTAATTCTTTTTCCGTTAGGTCTCTCATTTATTAATCCAGTTGTAGATTTCATTAAGGTAGTAATATGGAACAGCCAGGGACAGCATACCCACGAACTCAATCACTTTTGGGCTTAGCGTTATGCCCGCAGCCTTGAAGGGTAAGACGACCGACAAAAACAAGCCTAAGCCTCCAAAAAACAATATTAAACATTTTATAGCAGTCATGATCTCTCCTCCAATCTCAGACACGCTGTCATTATATCGCCAAAATGGTACAATGAATATACATTAAAGCGTCAATAGGATTTTATTTTTATGCTTCACCCGGAAGAACTGCTAACACTGTTGTATGGCGTTAATCGCGCGGTCTTAAAATACGGCAATGCCGTTTTACACCAGGCCGGATGCCCCATTCAATACCTTCAGTTATGCCTTTTAAAGACTATTAACGACTTAGATCAGCAGCGCGAATGTTCGCTTTATGAAATTGCCAGAAAGCTAAAGGTAGACAACTCAACATTAAGCCATAACTCAAGCAAGCTGCAAAGAGACGGGTATGTTATAAAAAAACCGGGGGAAAGCTCTGCAAGGCGCACGATATTAACGCTTAGCGAGACCGGTAAACAGGTTTTAGAGCAGTATGGGGAGACTTACAAACAAATTAACCTAAACGCTGCCAAGGGGCTTGGGGAGTCTTTTGAAAAAGAGCTGAAAAGAATCGAGCAAAACGTACTTTAACATCCGTTTTGCCCTACCCTTCGCTTTTGAAATCCACGCAGGAGGAGATCCACACATGAAAATACATGATAGTACACGTATTTAATTTTAGCAATATAAGAGATCGACTATTGATTTAAACAGCCAGTTGAAGCACTATTGGTTGGAATTTAATTTAAATGTCACACACTTTCAGCTTGCAGGCGAGTGTGTGACAACAGGAAGATACCAACAAATGATAGCACACATCCTCGAATCGTCAAGCACTACTCTGCTAACTAACCATAATACTTCTTTAATATTTTGCGATCTTGGTGTCGAGTTTATGCTATTTTTCGTTTTGAATTCGAATTTTTAGAAATTTTAGGCAGAAAAAAGCCCGAGTCCGCAAAAACTCAGGCTTCTTTGGGCCGCAAGCGGCCAGTCAGCGATCCATCACCCCAATAGCTTGGAATGATAATAGTTGATTGGCTTAAACAAGTCAATAATTATTGGAAATTATTTATGTCAAATGTAAATTTATTTAACTCGGCTCTCAAAAAACAACACATCAAGACCTCGCCAGCTCGTACCGCTATTATTAAAATGTATCTGGTCCACGCAAAAAGTAGTGGCCGAGCTTTTCCTTCCACCTTAACCGTAGCCAAAGAAACAGGTTTGTCTAGGCGCACAATATTTAGAGAAAAAGCATGGTTAGTGTCAGTTGGCGCACTTATTGAGATCGGGTGTGTGGCGCGTGCGATACCCATATATGTCCCCAATATGGATGTGATCTTAAACCCCAAAACATACAACAAGTCAGAAGACCAAGGTATGACACAAAGCAATATTAATTTAGATACTCAAAGTATGACACAATGTCATACGTCAGTTACTCAACGTATGACACCCTGTCATCCATATAAACAGAAGTATATTAAAAACAGAACAACAACAGAGCCTGTCGTTGTTGATGCTGCGCCTAAAAAGGAAACCCAACAGCCGGACCATCCCAAGATTCAGGATTTGTATACCAAGCTTCAAAATGGATCTTACAATCAAGAGTCAGTGGCACAATTAATCTCTGCCAAGCTTATGAAAGATGTCGGACAGCCAATCGTTGAAAAGGTAAACACCCTAGCCTCAGAAGCCATCCATTATATTAAGAAATCTGACAAAACCGCACAGCATGCGTTTCATTGTGTGATGAAGATGATTAATGAGGGCAGATGGGAGAGGCCAAAGACTATGGGGTCAGACAGCCTAAAGACTATCGAGCCTAAACCCGGCGTTGTTGTGAATGAAAAAGCTTCCAGGATTCAGGAGCTTCGGCATTGGATTGATATTTGTATAATGACTAAAGATGATCGGAATCTTGAGATATACCAAAAACAACTAAATCAATTAAAACTTGACCAACCCAGCCATAATGGTATATTTGCTATTTGATTAACAACGTTCAGGAAACAAACTAAAAGGAATTAAAATGGAACATACGGAAGTGAATGATTGCCCGCATTGCCAGGGATACCAAGAGGCGCTAGCGAGTCACGAGGGATTAATGGATTATGTGGTGTTAGCGCTATCTAAGACCATGGATAGGCAAGAATGGAAGATTAAAAAGCTCACGGAAGAGTTGGCGGTATTAAAAAACCAACTACCGGGAGAACATTATGAAATCAGCGACACCGAGTGCTACGGCGGAACAGATTGAATACAGCAAGTTCAAAGCAGAGTTTCTTAAAAAAGAAGGCAAAACATCAAAGCTCAATACCAAACACCCCGGGCGCTCTCCCCGGGAGTATATGGACCCCTGGCAGACCAAAGAGTATTTGGCGAACCTAAAGGCCCAGGAGCGACTTTCAGAGAAAGCCCGCACTCAATATATTCGTGACGGTTTAAACCCTCTCCAAGAGCTCCGCAGAGCCCTTGAAACGAACTAAACAACGACGCTCAACCTGTTTCGCACGGCTTTTGGGCTCCCTTCCCTGCTTCCGGGCAGCTCCAGGTGTTCTAAATGCTGTATTGCAGAAGCAGGGGTTTCTAGTTGCTCTAAACCTGAAACGGCGTTGCGGCGCTTGATTCGAGGCGAACGCTTTGCGTTTCCATTCATCATGATGATGACAGGGGGTGGTGTTTGTGTTGCAGGAATGTCTTGCGCTCTACGTAAAATGACGTAGTTTGCGTATTGCTCCTCCCTTTGCTCTATCACCCGGACAATCTCATCATCCAGCCGTCTTTGAAAGCATGCGGTAAGAGCACTCCAAATCCTTGATAAAATATTTGCCATAAGAACCCCCGTTAGTTAGAGTGGACACTTAATCTATAACGCAAGGACGCGGAAATGGCGTATAACTCCCAAAGTTCGTACATCGAAAACCAAAATCAAATCCATTTCCATAGTTGGTTTTGCCTACAACATCCTAAGCTTATCAATAACTTTACAAGTTCGTTGACTGGCGTAAGACTGCCTATTCAGGCTGCTAAGAGAGCTAAAGATGCCGGGGTGCGCAAGGGTTGGCCGGATATTCAGCTTGCGGTGCCGTCGCAGGGATATCACGGTCTCTTTATTGAATTAAAATCCATCATCGATGGAAAAAAGGGTGCTATTAAGCCGGAACAAAAGGCGGTCCATGCCGCGCTTATAGAGCAAGGGTACTTGGTGAGGGTGTGTTACAGCTCGGATGAAGCCCAGAAGGTGGTTATAGAGTATTTGGGTGAGAAAAAGCCCCTTCGGCGGATAGTTGATTGATCGTTGTTGCTAAAACGTGCGATTTAAGCAAGCGCAAGTTTTTAATTTTACGGTGATAGTTCGTAACATCCTTCGAGAGCTCGAAAGATTCGTTGTTTTCTTTGTAAACCTCTAGGGCTCGCTGTAACTTTTTGTAGTAGTCGGCGAGCTCGGAGGAGGGGAATATATCAAGGACAGTGCGCATAGTTACTCAGCTTAGAACGGGATATCGTCTCCCGCGTTAAAATCAAAATCATCCCGCTTGGTATAGTCTTCGGCGGGGGGTTGCTGATTATCCACCCACTTGTCTCTCGTATCAAGCATCATCATGTTGGACGCAAGAATATATTTTGAGTAACGTTCTTCGCCAGTTTTGTCGGTGTACTTGTCGGTCTTCATTTTCCCTTCGATACAGACTTGAGATCCTTTTTTGAGATATTTTTCCATAATCTCGGCCAGTTTCCCCCAAGCTTTAACGGCGTGCCACTCTGTGTTTTCTTTTTTCTCGCCCGTCGCTTTGTCAGTATAGTTCTCTGATGTAGCTATCGAGATGAAAGCGCTCATAGAGCCAGTGTCAAACTTGGTGATTTTCGGATCTAAACCCAGTCTTCCAATTACGATTGCTTTGTTTAGCCCTGCCATAACTAGTCCTTAATGTTTTGATTGTTCTATTTTTAATCGTGCCATATATTCCGTAAATGCGCAGCTGGCCCCGAGCCTGGCAAGCACTGCAATCACTTGGGAGGATTGCATCCCAGCCAAAAGCGGCATTAGCTCTTTTGCAAGAGCCTCTAACTCGGTCGGTGTTTTCATGTTTTCTTGGTCTTCACCCAAAACGGTGTAGATTTCGTTGACCATTTGAAACGTAGAAACGGTCCGAGCAAGCAGCGCCACGGCGCTCGAACATGTTTTGGCAAACTCGATGCTAAGCGGATCTGCTTTGCAAGCCAGGCGGTACCGTTCTTTTAGGTCTTCGTTAATCTTCTCGTCCTGGCTCGTTTCCGTTACTGACATTAGTTTCTTCCTTAAATTTTGATTCCGCCATCGCCTTGGCGATTTCGGTTAACTTTGTTTTTATAGATTCATCAGAGTAACCTGACTTATAGAATTTTAATCGATCTCTAAGCTCGTCTTTCGACTTGCAAGCATCGAGCGCCACTGTAATGTCTTCCAGCTCAGAATTCAAGAAGGGTGTATCTTCCATCTCTACCACTTCAGCCTCTACCGTTTGTACTGGCTTGGGGGTGGCTTTCCTTGGGGTGATATTTTTAGGCTCTGACACCACGTAGTCACCGGCTTCGGACTGATCTACAATTCCGCGTAATAAATCAGGAAAGCAATCACGTAAAGCGAAACCGCGGGCACGCATCTGAAGCATTCGCTTAGGATAGTCTGTCCATGGACCTTGCTTCCCCCAGAGCTTAGCAAGACGCGCGTCTTTTTCGCTAAACTTCTGCACAACTTCCGGCTCTCCTTTTCTTTTTGCTCTGCACGTGTATGAATTGTCCTTTTCATCGTATTCCTCGTGAATGTATTCAAAGTTAGGTGCTTGTCGACAGACTGCGATCATAGCGTCACCATACAGGGATGGTCGACCATTAATGATTGCAATGTTCTGAAGCGCTTGCATGGGCTTTAAACCTAGTTCAGATCCCATTTGCAAGGCAACCAGCACATCGTCTGGCTTGCCCATGAAAGATTTTGGGCAAAAACCGGAAGAGGCGATAATTTTGGCGCATTCTTTGGCCTGCGCTAAGTTTTGAACAATCATAAACCCATTGTTCGCGGATACTGCTACTTCGTTGCTCACTTCATTAATTCCTTGTTTATCTTTTGCGCATCATTATAAAATATTTCCCATAAACCTTGGTCTTCCTTGTCTGAAAACTTTGGCTCTATTTCGCTTAACTCGGCATAATAGAAAGAAGGAAAATCGGATGGATCTGGAATATCAACCCTCATCACCCACCCCCATTTCTTGAAAATCAAACAGTGCTTTTTCTAACAAAATCTTTATACCATTGTCAGTTAAACAACCCGCGTATTCAACCATCACTTTAATGTCGAATAATAATTTTTCTAGTCGTGCATCCATGCTAAATACTCCCGTTTTCAATAATATACTTAATGTCTTGAGCCAATATGCCCGCTTGCGAAAATAAACGATACGCTAAATCTTTTGAAGAGAGAAGAGGGTGGCCAGCATCAGAGAACCAGGGCTCGTTTCCGACCTGATCGTGCATATCAACAACCGCAAGTTGTTTTCTAAGCTTTGAAATGTGATCTAGTGTGATTGATAATTGTGTTTCGAGAGTTAAAGCCAGCGCTTTGTTTGATAAGCTCATATAGTCCTCTTTAGTTTTTGTTAGTGATTTCATAATATTAAGTATTAATGGGTAGCCTGTGTATTATAACAAAATTATGGTTTTTAGCGCACTTTTTATAATAAAAAACATTGGGACCAATAAAAATATAACGGCTAACAAGTTTTCTTTGTCAGTCTCGTCGCCAAAATAAAAGCCAGCGCAAATAATAAGAAAAGCATAAAAATAATTCATTTTATATGTACCCCAAGGCGCGCAGGCCGAACGCAAAAACCATTAACGCTTTGCCCCAAAAAAGCCAGACCGCAAGAATTGTAAATATTGTGCAGAAAAAAACATGTGCATTGCTATCCATTTTATTTGTGGTCTTCGGTCATAAATAAATATTTAAAAGAAACCATGCAGAACATAAATGCAATTAGAGTTATTTTATCGTCGAAAGACCAGCACATAAATGCCGACGCTACGTACAACACGCAAGATTCTGTTTTTGTCATTTTATTAGTCCTCGTTGTCGTTAGTATTTGTTGTTTTGATGTGGCTATAGTATCAATAAGTGTGCGTCGCGTCAAGTTTTAGTTTATTATTATTTTAATTATTGATAAATTAATTTTTAATCGGACACGTAAAGCTTTTTTTTAAACGCTTTCAGCGCGCTTAAGAATGTATGCGTGTACATTCCGGTGTTTCTGCTTTCAAGGCGCCATACGCCAGACTCAGAAAGCCCGACAATTTCGCCCATTGCTTTTAGTGTCAACCCTTTCTCCTCCCGTAGCTTTTTGATGTAAGCGGCAGGGTCGGTGATTTCTTCCATGTGTTTTGTCCTTATTGTTAAAGTTTTATTCTGCCTATAAAAATACCCACATAAGTATTAGCATGCCAACAGCGACATCTAAACCGAGAATCAATGTTGTTGCGACAAACAATAAAATGGTCATTTTGTTAACCCCTATCGCCTTGTTTTGATGTATGCATCTTATCAAGATATGTGCGCGCAGTCAAGAAATAATCTCAAATCTTTACATTTACATATGGTGCATGTACCATATATATCATTAAGTACGTTAACTCAGGGATTGAGCTAAAGATGTCTAAGCTTGTAGTGTGTCGTTTGTGCGGTGGTCAGAGAAATGTGCCCGGCATGGGGTTTATGACAATGAAGTGTCCCGAGTGTGAAGGCAAGGGATACGTTAAAAACGATCACTATGTTTGCTCTATTTGCTCAAAAGAAATCACGCTAGACGCTGCTAAAACAGTCATAGAAGAAGCCAAGAAGCCCAGGGTTCGCAAAATTTCCCGAGACGTAACGTCTACAGATGACATGAGCTTGGTGGCTCACGATGACGTGGCGTCATACTAAAGAAATATAACAAAAGGACTTTGTTATGACCGAGATAAAACCAAAAAAAACCAGAAACCCAGGCATCACCAAAAAGCCCAAAGCAATCGCGTCTTCTGTTTCTGTCGACACAGTGGTTAAAAGAACGCCAGGCCGACCAAGCGCATACACGGAAGAGCTAGCGCAAGAAATACTTGATGCAATTGTATGTAGCGATGATAGTCTGGAAAAAATATGTAACAGCAAGTCAAAGTTTCCCAACCCTGACACCGTCTATTCCTGGATGAACAAATACAAAGACTTTAACGACGCTTATATCACAGCTAAGCGCAAGCAGGTGCAAGTATACATTGATAAAAGCTTTGCTGAAATGGGCCAGACGTTCACCAACCCACTAGATTTTCAGATGTTCAAACTTAAGATAGAGCACATCAGATGGTATGCCTCTAAGCTTGTGCCGAGGCTGTATGGCTCAGACCCACAAGAGCTGGAAAATAAGATCAAAACCGAGGTGCAGACGATGTTGCACGATGCCATGGCTAAAGCATGCAAAGCTAAAGAGCGGGATTATTAATTGCGCGTTAAAAGCATTAAGCCTTTTGCTGCCACGGCAGTTCAATGGACGGGTTTAAACTACCAAGAGATATCCGCTCTGCTAGAGTATGCGCCCATTGAAAAAAAGAATGGGGACTTGCTGCTCCCGACAGAGATGTGTGACGACTTCCCCATGGAGCTTCGAAAGACCGAGTGGCTTGTTATCTACGACTGGTTAGATCGGATAGACACATTCACCGACGAGGGGTTTTGGTTGTTTTTTGAGGAAGATGTGTAATGGAAGTTGAAGTGTGCGAAAAACCCGGAAGCCTGAAGTTTTACATCTATTGTGATTACGGAGAAATGGATAGATGGTTTGACTGGGCTGGGGATATTTCTTTCCATGTGCAAGCGCCAGACGGCGAAGCTTTTATTGTCGGCCAACGCGGCTCTACGCAACACAACAGGATGCACGATGAGGCCCATCGGCTGCGCATGCTTTTATTGAAAAATGGAACAGTTTAATCACGAGAGAGATTCATGGAAGAGCCAGAGTTACCCCGCGAAATGCTAGACCGCGCCGAGCTCTGGGGCTCGTTCTTGTTCTTTTGTGAGACCTTCTTCCCGCTTGTGACCGGTCGAGAGTTTATTATCAGCCGCCCCCGGGGCAGGGAGTCACACCACATCACCATCGCCAAGGCGCTCACTAAAGTATCTCGCGGCGAACTAACCAATCTTCTCATAAATATCCAGCCTGGAAGCGGTAAATCGGCCATCCTAACGATGTGGGTAGCGTGGATGATGTCTCGATACCCTGATTCAAATTTCTTGTACGTAGCGTTCTCGCACGACTTGGCTTCAAAGCACACTGCTTTCATTAAGCGCGTTATGGAGAACTCGGTATATCAGGCCACGTTTGGCGTTAAAATCAAGAGCGACAGCAAAGCTAAAGACCACTTCACTACAACCGCTGGTGGTATTGTGCGCGGATTCAGTTCTGGTGGTCCGGTAACGGGGGCGGACGCGGGGTTCATGACGGATAGCAGAAGGTTCACAGGCGCTCTTATACTTGATGATATGAGTAAGCCAGATGACTGCAATTCCGACACCATAAGAGCCAACATATTAAAAAACTACAAAGAAACTATTTTGCAAAGACCCCGTGGCCCACATGTTCCGGTGATTTGTATAGCTCAGCGGCTGCATGAGGATGACATCTGTGCCCATATGCTAGGCGGGGACGATGAAAGAAAATGGACACCTATTGTATTGCCGAGCATTGATGAGGCAGGAAACGCACTGTGTCCTGATGTAACGCCGCTTGAAGCGTTGCGCGAAAAACAAGAAAAGTCCCCGTATGTTTACGCGAGCCAGTATCAGCAAAATCCAACGGCCCCCGGAAATAGTTTGTTTAAGAGGGAATGGTTCCCAATATTGGAAGAAGAGCCCGCATTCATTCAGACGTTTATTACTTGCGACACGGCAGAAACGAATAAAAGCTACAACGACAGCTCTGTATTTTCCTTCTGGGGCTTATACAAGCTAGAGACTGGAGATTTGGCGTTGCACTGGATAGATTGCTGGGACGAGAAGCTTGAGCCGAAAGACTTAGAGCAGGCTTTTATGTCTTTTTGGGGAGACTGCATGCTACATAAGACAAAACCCGCAATGGCGGCGATTGAAAAAAAGAGCACCGGCACTACGTTGCTTAGCATTCTAGATGGTGTTAGAGGCCTTCAGTTAAGAGAAGTGAAGCGCACCAAGGCATCGGGAAGCAAAACAGATCGCTTTTTAGAGCTCCAGCCAATACTTGCTGCAAAGCTCGTTTCTTTGCCAGCTTACAAAAAGCATACCGAGCCGTGCATTGCGCAAGCAATTAAGGTGTCAGCAAATAACACGCACCGCTGGGATGATAAGATCGACACACTTTACGACGCGTGTCGTATTGCGCTCATAGACAAGACGCTCTATGTTGATACAATGAATAAAGGACAAGACAAAGCCTTAGCAGGGATTGCTGAGGCTCAACAACGCCGTCGTGCGGCAATGCAAGGAAGCAACAACTATGGCTCTTATCGCTAAACGCTACACCTCTGAACTTGAAGAAATCAAAGACAACATCAGGCAGTCCAGGCTGTACTGGAAAAAGAACATCGATACATATCGTAAGTTCATGCGCTTAGTCTTCAAGACCGCATTCTCAAACGACGATGTTCAAAAGCTGTCAGCACTCTCTAAGCCCGCTCTTGAGTTCAACATCCTAGAAGCTATGATTTCCCGTCTGCGCGGCGAGTTCTCTAAGCAAGAGCCTTCTATCTCGGTTAGAGCGGCAGATGGCGTGCCCATCGATAAGATTGACGAAGACTTTGAAGCCACGATGAAGGTTATCGAGGACTACATCCGCGAAATCATGGCGAGCAGTACAAATGACAACATGGAATACAACATATTCTCAGACTTGCTGGGGGGCGGGTTTAGTGCCGCTAAGGTGTTTACTGAATACGCAAACGAGCTCTCGTTTGAGCAAGTCATTAAGATGGAGCGGGTGTTTGATCCTAAGCTGGTTGGCTTTGATCCGTGTGCCCGAACCAGCCACAAAGGGGACGGCGAGTATTGTTATGAAATAGCGCCTTGGAAGAAAGAAGATTTTGAAAGAGAGTTCGGGGAAGAAGCAACGAAAAAGATGTCGTTTAGCACCGGCTTGGAGGGCTTCAGCTGGTCGTATCGCAATCAAGAAGAAGAGAAGGTTGTCCTGGTTGCAGATTACTACAAGAAAAAGAAAAAGAAGATTCGTATTGTAAAGCTGTCCGATGGGCACGTGATTAACAAGAAGCATTACGATGACATGGTTGAGCTCTGGGATAGCCAGGGGTTTATTGAGCAACCGCCCCAAATCGTGGAAGAGCGCGATACCATCATTGAAACCGTTTGCCGTTACAGAATATGTGAGACAGAATTACTAGAGTACACGGAGACCGACTACAAGTTTCTGCCGATCGTATTCTTTGACGGCAACTCAGTGATGATGCAAGACAGTGAAGACGCCCCAAACTATCAGATGTGCCGACCCTTCGTATACCACGCAGCTGGGGTTCAAAAGCTCAAGAATTATGCAGGTCAAACGATTGCCGCAGAAATTCAGAACATGACGATGAATAAATGGGTTGCAAGCGTTGAATCTATCCCTGAGAAGTATCAAGAAGGCTGGCAGAATCCTCAGATTGAGCAAGTGTTGTTGTACAATGCATTCTACAAAGACAATCCAGATATCCCATTGATGGCGCCGAGGGAAGTACAACGCACGCCCACCCCCCCATTGGTTCAAGAGACTTTTGCAGGAACAGATCAAACCACGCAGATGATCTTAGGATCATACGATACGGTGCTTGGAACAAATTCTAATCAATTATCAGGCAAGGCCATACAACAGGGTGCATTACAGTCCAACGGAGCTTCTATCCCTTACTTGGTTGGATATATCAAGGGATTAAATCGGATTGCCGAGATACTCCTAGACTTAATCCCCAAGTACATCGTCACCCCTAGAACCATTCCAGTCAGGAGCTTAAATGGCAAGCGGGCTTATCAGCTGGTAAACCAACAAGGCGATAAACGCAGCGTTGATATTCAGATAGACAGCTCAATGCTTCAGATACGGGTAGAAGCCGGTGTTAACTCTAACATTCAAAAACAAGCGGCGCTGGAAGAGATTACGGGCATGATGCAAGCCTCCCCAGTCTTTGCGGAGTTCATTAACACGATGGGCTTAGAGATAATCTTAGACAATATGGACATTAGGGGCGCAGATCACCTGAAAGCGCAGGCGGCCAAGTTCATGCAACAGATTGAGACGGCCAAACAACAGCCCCCACAACCTTCAGAGACGGAGATTGTTGTCCAGGCTGAGCTAGAGTTGGGCAAGGCTAAGATCGACTCCCAGCTGCTCATAGCGCAAGGCGAACAAGCCAATGCAGCCGCTAAGGTTGCAGTCGATAAGCAGAATGCTGACACCAACTTCATGAAAGTGATGGCGCTACTGAAAGAGCAGAGCGCGAAACTCGACCTAGAACAGCAGCGCGTAGACAGCGAGAACGCTCGAACGGGTATTGAGTTGGCGCTCGATATCGCTGAGAAACATCACGCCATGAACGTTGGCAAAGTGGATTAAACATGACTACGAAGTGTTCTGTGATTGATTGCGAAGCGTTGGTTCTCTGTAAAGAGTTGTGCAAGAACCATTACTATCAAAAAAGAAACGCAGCAAAGCGGTTGCTTGCCAGCAAAGAACCTAAGCCACCCAAGCCTGTTCGTTTGTGTTCTGTGGAGGGGTGCGGCAGAAAGCATCGCTCTAATAACTTCTGCACCATGCATTTGTCCAGGCATCGGAAGGGCTCCCCGCTAACGCCAACCCCCAAACCTGAGAGGGCTCGGTGCAAGATATCTTGCTGTAACGGGTTCTCGTTGTCTCAAGGCATGTGTAACAAGCATTATCTCAGACTTAGGAAGACCGGAACGACTGAGAGCAACGTTGTTCCCAGGGGGGCACCTAAAAAGGGGGTGGTGTCTAGGTTCAAGGCGGATCGAGATCCAAATAGGCCAATCTCTCTGTTCCAAAGCCGGGAGCAGCGAGAGGCGATTGATGCACTGGGGTGTAAGTTTGGCATGTCGGAGTGGTCGATTTTAAATAACGGCCGCATGTAGGATTTAGTGGAGGCCTGGGTGATGGGGGTAGCTAGAATTATTCAGGTGCAAGGGCCTAGATGGATTGTGATAAACGACAAAATGTACAACCTCATGAGCTACGGGGAGCCGGTAAAATTTAAAGATAACGACTATCACATGACTTTCGAGGCCGCAAAGAATAGTGCTTATGAGAATGGTTATAGATCTTACATCTACCAAGACAGGCAAACCAAGTTTAGGCGCAATCGAGACGAAAGAATCATGAAGGGGTGCCTGCTATGACCAGCCTGCTTGAGCGCATCAAGACGTTCTTTAACGCCTTCTTCTCTGACTTGCTGTATTTAGATCCGCTGCCAAAAGACGACCCCAGCAGCGCTGAAAACAAAGATCTATAATTCCACCATCGTAAATTGTATGGTAATATTCTTGTTTATTACAACTTATTCCACGTTGTATGGAGATATATGAGCGACAAGAAGTATTACAGCCGGGAAGAAGCCGCGGCATATCTAGGATTAGGCACATCTACACTGGCTGCCTGGGCTTCCAATAGCAGCCAGGACTTGCCGTACTCTAAGATGGGCAGGATGGTTCGATATCGCAAGGAAGACTTAGACGCATTTATGGACAGGGGTATTCGTAAGCGTGAAGTGGAGATAATTGACCCAAAACCCCAAAAGATCTCCACCCCCGACGAGTTAAGCCAGCAATCTAAAGAGTTAGCCATCATGAGCGATGCGTTGCTTAAGATTCACGGGCTCATAGGCGACTATGCCAAGCTAGAGGCATGCGGAAGCCTATTAACGCCCCATAACGTCGAGAAGGTTGCGCAAACTATGAGGGCTTGTATGATGCATTTGTATGCGGTCACCAGAAGCGACCAAAGAACGGCTGAGGTTTGGGCGCACAAGATTAAGTTATTAACGATTGGAAGGTAGGGGGTGGAGATGGAAAGGAAGATAGTTGATTACATGTGCCCCATTCTGAGCAGCGAAGACAGCTTAACTGGGTTTGTTAAAGATAGAATTAAGGATGGATGGCAGCCGTTTGGCGGTCCACACATTATTTATTGTCCTGGCGAAGGGTACGAGTCGCCCTATTGCTTTGCACAAGCCATGGTCAAATACGCCGACTAAGTGTTGTGTCGATAGCCATAAAGGTTATCGACACGTTTTGATAATGTGTTTATTTCCTCAATCCAAGCCCGGCATCAGCAAGAGCGTCCTTGATGACATAAAGAGATTTCTTCCCTAAGTTAGGGAAACTTAGCAAGTGTGTTTCGGTGCACTTCAATAGCTCGCCAACTGTGTGCACATTGCTAGACCTTAATGCGTTGGATGCTCGACAATCTATCCCCGGAAATGATTGTACGGGACAACTTAATGTTTCCTCGCCAAAGTCTAAAGCCTGAAAAATCTCACATTTTTGATATTCTTTTTCCAGGCTGACTTTTAGTTGGTTTTGAAGATGTCTTATATATCTTTTGCTTAACCCGGAATGCCATTTGTCTACAAGAAGTATCAATTGGTTTTTTATATCATTAATTTCTTCTTTGATAAATTTTATTTCTTTAGGCTCTTCATCCATCCTCTAACTTCCTCTGTTACGTACATTGGTCTTTTTCCGGTTGGCCTTCTGGGGGCGGGGAAGTCGTCTCTTTGTCTAAGCTCCATCAGGTATGTAGAGCCAACGCCAATGAACTTTTTTAACTCGCTAACTTTTAGCATCTCGGGCCACGCGTCCATATTGCCTCCAACTTTTATGTTTCAGTATCCTTCTGACGGCCCTAGCATAACTAATATTGATAGGAAAAGTAAATCGCCGCAGAAGCTCGCAGAAGCTCGCAGAAGCTCGCATAGGCACACTCCGTTAAAGATACCCTTCTTGCTCCCTTCTTTAAGTTGAGTATATTGGGGATTATCGCGTACCAGAACGCTTGACACTCTGGGCTGAACCTTTGCTTTGTGTGGGTTACACAAAGTAGACACCAGTCTTTAAATGGGCTTAACCGTCACGGGGCAATAGTGAGATAGATGTAATGGAAGACAATTTAGTAGACGAAGGATCGTCAGCCGAATCATCAGAAAAGATGATTACGCAATCACATGCCGATGCTCTCGTAAAAAAAGCAAAATGGGAAGCGTCTGAAAAAGTTCGTCGCGAACTCAGAGCAGAGATTGAGGCCGAAAGGGCTCAAAAAATGCAAGGAATGCAGGCGGATAATCAAGCTGCACCAGCTGGCCAGTCCCCGGTTGATGTCAACGAGATTAAACGTCAGGCACAGGAAGGTGCCATCTCTGAACTAGAGCGCAGACAAGCTGAACAGGCAGAAGCAAAGCAGCTTCAAGAAATGGCGGCCCAATACTATCGGAAGATGGAAGCGGTGCCAGAACTTTTTGAAGATATGGCGAAATTCAATGAGGACTTTACCAAAGAATTTCCCGAAATTGCACTCTATGCAGGTGGTCTAGAAAATACAGCCCATATTATAAAAGAGCTGGATGATAACCCCCACAAGCTGGCTGCAATTAATGGCTTTGTAAAATCAGCGCCTAATAGGGCGGTTGCGGAACTCAAGAAATTGGACGCCTCAATCACCGCTAATAGAAACGCTGGCTCTAATGCTAAAACTACTAATCAACCTCTTTCAAAACTGAAGTCTTCAAATATCGGCGGCATGGATGCGGGCCCGAAATCTATTTCAGACTTGAGAAAGATGAAATATTTGAGGGGTTAAGTCTTTAGTGACATTGCGTCCGTGCCTTACTTGAAAACTAAAAGTGGGGTCATGTAATGTCACAACCAACAAATTTACTACAACAGGTCCAGACTTACCAAATGTCTGAATTGGCTTTGTTGCAAAACAGCTATTTCTTTTTAAGCAAATCTAACAAAAAGTATAAAAACTTTGAAAATCTAACAGCTAACTTGGGCGACACTGTTACTTTCGATTTGCCACCAAGATTTACAGTTACTAATTCTTTAGTAGCAAACTTCCAAGCAGCAGACCAACGCGTTCAAACATTGACCGTTGATAAACAAGCCTCTGTTTCTTACAGCTTTACTTCACAGCAATATATCTTCAACGTTGAAGACTATATGGCTAAGTTCGGTAAATCAGCAATTGCTGAATTGGGCGCTCAAATTGAAGCAGACGTTGCGTCTCTTTGCGTAACTGCTCCTTACCGTTTTTATGGCGATGGCGTTAACCAAATCAACTCATACGAACAACTAGCTAATGCTTTAGCGTTGTATCGTAACTTTGGCGCACCACGCACAAACACAATGGGTGTTTTACAAGACGTTGCAGTGCCTCCAATCGTCAACAGCGGGTTGTCACAATTCGCGTTAAAGCGTAACGATGAAAGCGCTATGTCTTGGGAAGTTGGCTCATTCTCTAATTGCGAATGGTTCGAATCTAACTTGCTTCCTACGCATATTGCCGGGACAGAAGGGCAGGTCGGCTCTACATTAACAGTTGTTTCTACAACGCTTGATGCTAACGGCGCTGT